CATTTAAAAAATCATCCAAGTTTGATGAGATGGTATTGATTTAAGGAAATATATTATGGCTTATATTATGGGTGTCCAGTTGGTTAACGGGACGGATTTGATTGGTTCGATTACCGGTTTGGATGATAATGACGCTCACGCTATTTCAATTGAGGATCCAGCACAGGTTGCTATGATGCCTAGCCAAGGAGGTGCTTCCAATTCTATGAGTATTGGATTGCTTCCTTGGATTCCTTATAGCGAAGAAAGTAAATTTATTATTCAAAAAGATAAAATTGTTACTTCATTTACACCTTCAGTTGATTTGATTAACAACTACAATCGAATTTTTGGATCAGGTATTCAGATTACATCTTCGATTGCTAGATGATCACTATGAATTATGACGATTTTTACGAATTTAGTTTTAGAATAGAAACCGTAGGCGTTAAAGATGTTGGTGATTTTAAGGGAGTAATTTCTGAGCTAAAATATTACTTCGTAGGTTGGGAAAAACAATATGAAACCTCAATAGATGTCCTTTCGGGAAAAGAAATACAAAAAAAAATATCTAACAAACCTTTTACCATACACCAAAGATTTGCAGTACATTCTTTAAATGTTAATGAATTAAATGATGAACAATTTATTCCTTTTGAACGGGTTGGATCTGATACACTACATGACTGGTTGAAATTATCAATACATCCTGATAATCTAGAGGGTATGAAAAAAGATATTCACTTGTTGTTCAATCCACCAATTGTATATTATAACCTTAGTCATTTTAACACTAAGCCTGAATCAAAACAATAGTGGATTGCTTTATTGTTTTAATGTATAATAACCCTTCATCTAAAGGGCTACATGAATTTTTATACGAATATTCACATTCGCGGCAACGAGGTATTGCTTAGGGGAATTGAAGATGGAGAGAGGGTCCAGCTTTCTATTCCTTATAAGCCATACCTATTTGTTCCTTCACATGACAACAACACACAATTTAAGACTCTAAAAGGTCAACCTGTTAAACGTATTGATTTTGAGTCAATGCGTGAAGCTCGTGACTATGTTGCTCGATACAAGGATGTTGACAACTTTCCAATTTATGGTCTTACTAACTTTGGCTACACGTTTATCAACGACAAGTACAAAGGCGAGATTCAGTACGATGTATCAAAGATTTCAATTGTAACACTTGACATCGAGACAGAGTCATCTGGTGGTTTTCCAAACATACAGACAGCCGACAAAGCAATCACTGCCATTACATTACGCAAGAATGACGTCTCTGTTGTATTTGGTTTATTCCCATACGAGCCTGAATCACCAAATGTAAAGTACTTTCACTGCGAGAGTGAAGCTAATCTACTAGAGATGTTCATTCAAACGTGGTGTTCTAAACAATTTAATCCAGACATTATTACTGGGTGGAACGTTGAGTTCTTTGACATTCCATACATTGTCAATCGAATTCGTCGTGTCCTGGGTGACTATAGCGTTAAAAAGCTATCACCCTGGGGCATAATGACAACTCGTAAATTTGATGTTATGGGTGATGAAGTAGTTCTTGAGCAACCTGTTGGAATTAATGTTCTTGATTATTTGTCTTTGTACAAGAAGTTTTCATTCTCACAACAAGAAAGTTTTAAGCTGGATCACATAGCGTTTGTAGAACTGGGTGAGCGTAAACTTGATTACAATGAGCTCGGCTACGAGACGTTGGATGATTTTTACAAAGGTGATTTCCGTAACTATATTAACTATAACATTCGAGATGTTGATTTAGTTTATAGGCTAGATCAAAAATTGAAGCTTTTGGAACAGGTTTTTGCCATTGCATATGATGGCAAGGTGAATTACATTGATACTTTAACTACTGTGAGAATGTGGGATACAATCATCCACAATTACTTGTACGATAAAAACATTGTTATTGAAAATCCTGCGCTAACGCAGAAGCAAAGGCAGATCGAGGGTGCTTATGTAAAGGATCCTCAGGTTGGCAAGCATGACTGGGTTGTTTCATTTGACTTGAACAGCTTGTATCCCCACTTAATTATGCAGTACAACATCAGTCCTGAAACATTGAATGGTCAGTACTCTCGGTTTGCAAATAGTGAACGGTTCAATGATGAGGGTACTCTTGTTGACTATCAAGTCACCGATTCCATTGGAATGTTAATCGATGATCGTGCACTTGATGATTTGTCTATCCGTAACCAATTGACTGAGCAGAATGTAACAATTACTCCCACTGGTTGCATGTTCGATCGTGACTACCAAGGATTTTTACCAAAGCTGATGGAGACGATGTATAACGATCGTTCAGTTTGGAAGAAGCGAATGATTGAAGCTAAGAAGAAGTACGAGAAGACTCCTACTGAAGCACTTGCTAACGAGGTTGCACGTTGCCACAATATGCAGCTTGCAAAGAAGATTCAATTGAACAGTGCTTATGGTGCTTTATCTAACGTGTACTTCCGTTGGTATGATCCTCGTCTCGCTGAATCAATCACAAAGGCTGGCCAGCTTTCTATCCGTTGGATGGAAAAGAAGATGAATGAGCACCTCAACAAGCTATTCAAGACGGTAGGTGAGGACTATGTGATTGCTTGTGATACAGACTCGATGTACATTAAGTTTGGCAAGTTAGTTGACATGGTATTCAAAGATCAAACCGATCATCAAAAGATAGTTAACTTCCTCGACAAGGCTTGTGAGGAAAAGTTTGAACCTTTTATTGATAAGTGTTATGAAGAGCTTGCTTTGTACACTAATTCTTATCAGCAGAAGATGAAAATGAAGCGTGAAGCAATTGCTAACAAAGGTATTTGGACTGGTAAGAAGCATTACATTCTTAACGTGTATAACAATGAGGGTGTTTCTTACAAAGAGCCTAAACTAAAAATGCAAGGGATTGAAGCTGTAAGAAGCTCCACACCTTCTGCATGCCGTGATTACATTAAGAAAGCTCTTGGTGTTATTATGAATGGTACGCAAGACGAATTGATTTCCTACATCGAAAGAAGCAAAGTAGAATTCTATAAGAAGCCTTTTGAAGATGTAGCTTTCCCCCGTAGTGTTCGTGGTCTCAGCAAGTACTACGATTCAAGGAACGGTTATAGGAAAGCATCCAGAGCTGGTGTTCCAATCCATGTAAGGGCAGCTCTTGTGCACAATCATTTGGTGAAGACGAAGAAGCTAGATAGTACTGTCAGTCCAATCTACGAAGGTGAGAAGATCAAGTTCGCTTACCTTACAATGCCTAATCCTGTCCATGAGAATGTGTTTGCTACGACAGGACCTTTACCCAAGCAGTTTGGACTAGAGAAGTATATCGATTACGAAACACAGTTCGACAAAGCATTCGTCGAACCAATTAGAACAATCGTTAACGTAATGGGTTGGACTACTGAGAAGGCTAGTTCCACGTTAGACGACTTTTTCGGAGACTAAAATGAATTTGAACGAAGATGACGACTTTGGTTTTTCTGCTGTTAGTGAGGAAGAGCTCAAGAAGTATGAGAACGAACTCAAAGCCGCTGTTGACGAAACCACAACAAATGCTGTAGAATTGGAAGATAGACTGGCAAAGCTGTATGCTGCTATCATCCCTCTTCTTAATAACCTGGAAAAGAATCCTGAAAAGGAATACATTCTTTGGCCAGGTCGTGATAAAAAGATCAAGCTGTTTAGAACTAAATTAAAAAACATCTACGAAGGTAAAGTGTGATTAGATTTTATACCGACCATTTACATCCATTGTATAGCAAGGACTATACCGAACCTAAGGGTGGAGCACATGATAATACCCCTAGTGATGATTTTGTTAATTGTTTTAACAATCAAAAAATTAATTACCTTGATTTGGGATGTGCTGGTGCTGCTATTGTTGAAGCAATGTATAAAAAAGAACACAATGCTTTTGGTGTTGATGGTTCCGATGCTCAAAAAACGCAAGGACTTAATAGTTGGGGTAGAATTCCTGAACGGTTGTTCAATGCTGACATTACTGAACCGTTCCACTTTATTGATGAAGATACAAACGAAAAGTTTAAGTTTGATGTAATTAGTGCTTGGGATGTTATGGAGCATTTGTTTGAAGACAAGCTCCCAGGTTTTTGTGACAACTTAAAAAACAACTTAAAGTCAGATGGTTACTTTGTTTGCGGAATTGCTGATTTTGAAGATGAAGGATATCATGTTACCCTCCATAACAAAGAGTGGTGGATTGATATGTTTGATCGTAATGGGCTTGCTTTAGTATCAGACACCTTTGATGAGGTTGCCAGAAATTCAAGTTTTAATTTAAAATTGAGGTTAAAATGAAAGACTTTGAGGTCCATCCTATAGGCACTGCAGAAGAGATTCGTTTGTCGAGAGCTCTTGCAAACGAGATTCAACAATCATTAGAGCAGTGGGGTGAGGTGTTGCCTCACAACGTAAGAATAGCATATAATAAACTGTATGGTTATTATATTAAACAAATACAGAAGGAGGAAATGCAATGAGTGATTTTTTGAAAGCGTTAGTTAAGGATCTGAAAGATGAGAACACCTCGATTTTGGAAGATGGTGAGTCTTCTGCTGAGTTTAGTGGTTGCATTGATACTGGTTCGTTTGCGCTGAATGCTGTTCTTTCTGGTAGCTTGTACGGTGGTGTTCCTAATAACAAGATCACTGCGTTTGCAGGTGAGTCTGCCACTGGTAAGACGTTCTTCGTACTAGGCGTTGTTAAACAGTTTCTACAAGACAATCCAACAGGTGGAGTGATCTATTATGATACCGAGGCTGCTGTCACCCGAGACATGATGGCAACTCGTGGCATTGATCCTAAGCGAGTGGTCATTGCTGAACCCGATACAATTCAGAAATTCCGTACTCATGCTTTAAAAGTAATTGAGTCATATGAGAAAGCACCTAAGGACACTCGTCCTCCAATGCTGATGGTACTAGATAGTCTTGGTCTGTTGTCAACCTCTAAAGAAGTTGAAGACTCTACTGAAGGCAAAGATGTTCGTGACATGACGAAGTCCCAATTGATTAAGGGAGCGTTCCGTGTCCTTACTTTGAAGCTAGCACAGGTTGGTATTCCAATGCTAGTAACAAATCACGTGTATGAAGTCATTGGTTCTTATGTACCTACAAAGGAGATGGGTGGTGGTTCAGGTCTCAAATATGCAGCTAGCACGATTGCTTTTCTCGGAAAGAAAAAGGAAAAAGATGGAGATGGAGATGTTGTCGGTAACATCATCAAAATCAAAATGCAAAAGTCCCGCTTTACCAAAGAGCACAGTCAAGTCGAAGTGTTACTTACTTTCAACAAAGGGCTCGATAGATACTATGGTCTTTTAGAGATTGCAGAGAAGTATGGTATCTTTAAAAAGGTATCAACGAGGTATGAGTTACCTGATGGCAAGACTGCTTTTGGTAAACAAATTAACAGTGATCCAGAAAAGTACTATACTACAGAAGTAATGGAGCAACTCGAACTCGCAGTTGCTAAAGAATACAAATACGGTATGAATAATGATCAATGATAATGTCAGACAAGTTTTATCTAGAATCCCTTCTGCATGGGGTAATGGAGACACAACTGGGCATGTTCTTTTTGTTGACTGGCTAATCGAAGAGATGCAACCCAAGGTGACGGTGGACTTGGGGATTGATTATGGTTATTCATTGATTGCTTTTGCTCATAATAATCCAGGTAAAGTATATGGGATTGATGGGTTTGAGGGTGATGAGTGGACTGGTACCAGAAACACATATGATCAAGTTAGTGGCCTCGTTACAAATCTTCAATTAAACAATGTAACTTTGATTAAAGGTTTCTTTGATGATGTAGTTAAGACTTGGGATACAAAGATTGATCTATTGCACATCGATGGATTTCATTCATATGAAGCTGTAAAGAACGACTTTGAAAAGTGGTCTGGATTTGTTAACAGCACCGGTGTGATTTTATTCCATGACACTGATAGTCATGATGCACGGTTTGGTGTAAAGCAGTTCTTTCAAGAATTGGATATGCCTAAACATGAGTTGTTTGGATTTCAAGGTTTGGGTATAGTATCCAATAACAAGAAATTAATGAAGAAGATTAAAGAATATACACCATGATCGAACAAAGTATTCTCTCAAACCTAATCAACAATGAGCAATACTTCCGCAAATCAATTCCCTTTCTCAAGCAAGATTACTTTCAAGACCGATCACACAAGTTAGCTTTTAAGTTGATAGATGACTATGTTAAAAAGTATTCATCACAACCAACTACTAAAGCTCTTGTTATTGATCTTGAGGATGAACCTCTCAATCAAGATGAGATTGATAATGTAAGGGCTTTGATTAATGGCTTGGATGCTGAACCTATCAAGGACAGCGAATGGCTAGTTGATCAGACTGAGAAGTTTTGCCAAGACAAGGCAATATATAATGCAATCATGAATAGCATTAATATTCTGGACGGTAAGACTGATAAGACAAAGAATGCTATTCCTCAAATATTATCTGATGCGTTGGCTGTATCTTTTGATACTAATGTTGGCCATGACTTTTTAGAAGATGCGGACTCACGTTATGAATTTTATCACAAGAAAGAGCAAAGAATTCCTTTTGACCTTGAGTACTTCAACAAGATTACAAAAGGCGGTATCCCTAATAAGACTCTCAACATTGCCCTCGCTGGTACTGGTGTTGGTAAGTCTTTGTTCATGTGTCATTGTGCAGCAGCAAATCTCACAAGGGGAAATAATGTTCTTTACATTACGCTAGAGATGGCGGAAGAGAAGATTGCTGAACGTATTGACGCTAACCTTCTCAATGTGACTGTCGATGAGCTTGCTATGCTTCCTAAGGATGCCTACGACAAGAAGATCGAACGTGTAAGAGGTAAGACGACAGGTAAACTGATCATCAAAGAATACCCAACAGCAACA